CAGCAGCTCGTTGTGCAAGCGCTCCAGCACCGGGCCGAGCATGAGCAGCTTCTCCTCGTGCCGCTCGGCCACCTCGGTGGCAGTCATGCGCGTCTGCGGGCCGGCGCTGGCCAGCATCAAGAACATGTCGCTGTAGAAGGCCGAGTTGATCCTTCGCTGGTGCTCGGCGATGTCCATCAGCATCGGCGACAGCTCGAGGCGCGTCTCCCACGCCGGACGAATGCCGGCTTGAGGGTTGGCGGCGTCGACGAACGTGACACCGCCAGGCAGCATGTTGACTTCGGCCGACTGCATCGACGTCGGGGCCTGCAGCGGCGGCTGCGTCTGGTAGTCGATCGCCTGAGCCTTGCGCAGCTGCAGCAACTGCAGCGCGCGGATGTCGCCGAGCGCCTCCATGCCGGGGCCGTTGCCGTAGATGTCGCCACCGCTCACCGACCACCGCGGCGCCAGCACCGGGAACCGCTCGTAGCCCGACTCGCGCAGCAGCAGTTGATCGTCGCCTCCGACCTCGAAGTAGCACGACCGCCACGGCATGTTGAGGCTGTCCAGCTTGCCGCTGTAGCGTTCGCGCGCGCCTCGAGGCTCAATCGCCTGCACAACTGTGACCCAGCTGTCGAGGTTGCCGCCCTCGTACCTGCTGCGCACGCCTCGGCTCACCGCGTCGAGTCCGAACTCCCCCACCAGCTGCGCCACCGTCATGTCGAACTTGCGGTAGATGGTGTCTACCTCGCCGCGCGAACTGGTCGAGAGGCAGTACTCGCCGATCGTCACCGAGTGCAGGTGGATGACGTTGTCGAAGTCAGGCTGGATGATGCACGCAGCAGTGCCGAACGCGCCAAGCTCCTCGTACATCGAGTGCAGCGTGCGGTAGACGTTCGACTTCTGGAACACGCGCTGCATCAGCTTGGTGACTTCGTCCAGCCACTGCTTGACCGGCTGGTAGCGGTTGAGGTCGGGGTCGGCCAACGCCAAGCGGAACCACGGGCGCGCTGGCGACGTCGCGCCAGCCATCATGCCGGCGGCCTCGACGCGCAGCGCGCGCGTCGCCGTGCTGTCGTAGATCTCGGTGTGACGCTTCTCGCCAAGGTTGCGATCGGAAGTGTCGAAGCGCCCTGCGCGCGGCAGGATGAAGTCGCTGCACTCCTGCCAATGCGTAGTCCACGAGCTACGCTCGGCCTCGAGCGACCCGAGGCGCGTCATCAGTCGCTGCTTGAGCGGGCGCGGGTCCATGCTCAGCCGCCCAGCAGCGTGGAGCCTGACGTAGTGCCATAGCCGCCGGCGCCGCTTGGCCCGGTGAGCATTGTGCCGCCGACGCCGCGCGACGAGGACATCTGCTCGCTGGCCATGATCTCGTCGAGATTGGGCTTTTTGCGGTTGAGCCTGGCGCGCTCGGCCATGGCGTCGCGCTGCTCGCCGACGGCAGCGGTCTTGGCCTCGTCCATCGCCTTCTCCTGCAGGCGTCGCGCCTTGGTCGCGATCTTCCGCTGCTGCTCTCCCTGATAGACCGCACCACCGATGGCGGCGGCTGCGATGATGCCTGCGGTGATGAGTCCCATGGGTCTACTTGATGTGGGCTTGTTCGATCGCTCGGTAGCCGAGCAGCTCGATGAGTTTTGATGGGCGGTCGCCGAGCGACGGGATCGAAGACATCGCGACGTGAGCGGCGCCGTGCTCCTCGGCCCAGTGCTCGAACGCGCGCACCATGCGGGCAGCGGTCATGCCGCGGCGATGCTCGGGCTGCATCCACCACGCAAGCTCGACTGCGACATGCTTGTGCGGCGCGATCCACAGCGGCGTCAGGCAGCCGGCGAGCAGGCCGGTGAGACTGCCGTCGGCCTGCTCGGAAACGATGACGACGCCGTACTCCAGCAGGTTGCCGATCACGTTGTGCAGCTGCTCGTCGCTGACCTCGACGCCGGCAAGCAGCGGATGCTGCGCCATGAACGGACGCAGCATCTGACCGATCTGCACCGTGTCGTCGGGCGTGGCGATGCGCACGCTCACCACCCTAGTCATCACCTGCGCGCCGTATGCCCCCCGGTGCTGCTGCGGCGGCGCGCGAGCTCCATCGGCGAGTAGTTGGCCGAGGCCGGCCTTGACGCCGCGGCGAACGCGGCGCGCTTCGGCGTCGGCGTCAGAGCCAGTACGTAGGCGGTTCCCCAGTCCGGCGAGCGCCCGATCTTGGCCACGATCTCGTCGCGGCCGGCCACCTTGATCGCCGTGCCGTTCAGCGACCACGTGGGGGCACACAGGTCGGCGAGCAACTGCTTGTCGAGAGGCAGGGCGATGCCGTTGTTCGCCTGGGGGTCGAGCGCCTCGCGCATGCGCCACCACAGCTCGCTGCGCAGGTTGAGAAACGACAGCTTGCCCGACCTGTCGACGCCGCCAACCTTCTCGCCGCCGGTGACGCCCACCACCTGCTGCTGCAGCGCGGCAAGGTGCGCGTAGGCTTGCGCGCCGACGCCGAAGGCGTCGATGTGGATCACGGCCTGGTCGCGCAGGGCGGCCAGCACCAGACCGGCGGCAGTCTGTCCGTCCGGCGTCTGCGTGCCAGGGTAGACCAGTGGCTGGTCGAACCACATGCCATGCCGGCGGGCGACGATGGTGTTGTCGCGGCCACCCATGGCGACGTCGACGCCGACCGAGTCCATCGGCGGCAGCTTGCCCGGCTTCGACCAGCGCGCCATGGCCAACTCCACCCACCGCGTCGGGATGACCTGGTAGGGGTCGTCTTCGACGCCGGCGTCGAAGTCTCCGTACAGCATCTGACTGCGCAGCGGCTCAGGCAGGCTTTGCAGCTGCGCCATGTAACCCGTTTTCAGCAGGTACGGGTTGTCCGAGATCCTCGACGGGATGAACGTGCGCGACTGCGGCACGATCGTCTCGCCGTTGTGCTCGAAGGCGCGTCCGCTCTCCACCTCGACGTCGGCTCCGTCGACCACGGCGAACCACCGCAGCTCGCCGGGTTGCGCCGGTCGCGGGTGCGTGCGGTCGAGCCACGGCGCGAAGAACTTCGTCACCCACCGGCCCTCGGCTGAGGTCGGCGGGTTGAACGTCAGGAGGACGCGGGCTGGTTGATTTTCGTCGGTGGTGCGCAGCCAGCCCATGAGGAACCGGACGGCCTGCTCGCGCATGTTGCTGGCCTCGTCGAACACGATCAGATCATGGGGCCGCCCCTGGTACTTGCGTTCCTCGCCGGGCGCCGGAAACGAGCCGAACTCGATCTGCACGTCCTTGCCGTCGTAGCGCTTCAACCTCCAGATGCGCTCGGCGCCGTTGTACCCGTCCCTGCTGCCCAGCACCTCGGCGATGTAGTCGCAGATGCCGACGAGCTCGGTGCCGTTCTGCCGGAAGATCGCGACGCGCTGGTGCTTGGTCAGCGCCAGGCCGACGGCGAGCGCGCTCTTGCCTCCGCCGGCCGCGCCGCCGAAGCCGACGATGGTCGCCTCGCTCACGTAGCCCTGTGTCTGCGGGCCAGGGAGCGGCGTCCACGGCTTGCGCGTCGCGGCGAGCAGTCTCGCGACCTCGGCGCGCTCGTCGTCGCTCAGGTAGGCGAGCAGTTCGTCCGGCGGGGCCACGTCACGTCGCCGGCGCAGGCGGCGGCAACTCGCCCGCCGCCTTGCGCGCCTCGGCGACGGCGAGCAGGGCCTTGATCTGCCGCGCCGCGTCGGCGTCTGTCACCGTGCCCTGGTGCTCGACGACGATCGGGTCAGGGTCGGTCAGGCGGTCGACGAGCAGCTTCGCTGCGCTCACATCGCCGGCGAGCGCGCGCTGCACCATCGCCTGCAGCACCTCGTAAAGCTTCGCGCGCAGGTCGATCCCATCGCGCGCGGCGCCCTCGAGCGCGACGGTGTAGATGTCGGGCTTCTTCGCCCGACCAGGGCCGCCTGGGTTGCCGAAGGTGAAGCGCCCTTTCTCGTCGCGGCCTCCCCCGACAGGTGCCGACACATTCGGATCGCTCATGCCGTCACCTCGACCCACACAGATGGCACGACGTTGCGCCGGCGGTAGGAGACGATGTCCCGCACCGTGTAGACGCGCAAGCCGAGCATGCGCGCGATGCGCCGGTAGCCGAGGCCCGATTCCTCGTGGAGTGTGCGCATCGTCTCGACGAGCTCGTCGCTGATCGTGCTGCGGTGGTGGTGTTGGCCGCAGCGGATGTTGGCCTCGCTGAGTCCGACCTTCACGGCGTCGACTCCTGGCAGCCGGCGCAGACGTAGACGCTGCTGCCGTTGGGTCGAGCCAGCTTCCACAGATCGGCCAGCCGGTGCGTGGCGCCGCAGGCGTCGCAGGTGGTGGGCTCGGCGAGCGGCATCAGTAGAGCGCCACCCAGGTGCCGGTCGTGCTGGCGCGCACGCGCACGGCGGCGATCGGCAGCACAGTGTTGGCTGCGACGCCCGTCAGCGCCACGATGGTGCCGTTGGGCGTCACGAACGAGATGTTGCCCGTGCCGACGCACAGCAGCGCAGACGCCACGCCGCCGGGCAGGTCCGAGGCGTCGGACGGTGTGATAGCCGTGGCGCCCTGGTACGACGCAGGCAGATCGAAGCGGCGACTCATGCCCCCCACCGTAGACCGCCGCGCGCACGGTATGCACCCCGCCCTTGGCGTCCGCCCTTGGCGTGCAGGGAAAGATTTCCTACATGACAACAGTTGACAACTGCCGACAACTCGCTACTGTCCGCGAACGACCGAACGACAGCTACATCACTACCATGACCAACCTCGCCTCGCACGTCTCGCAGATCCTGTCCACCCTCGGCCTCGGCCACGTCGGCGTCCACCACGACGAAGGAAGCACCTGGGTGACCGGCGCCCTCCTGCCCGCCGCCGACGCCCGTCGCGCCGTCGAGGCGCTGCGCGCCGCCGGCTACGTCGCCGACGATGCGCGCGACGCGCTCGCCG